TTCCATTAAATGCTACAATTTTATTAGTAATATCGTAGATAGGGAAAACAATTCGATCTTGAAAAGGTGATCGATTGCACATAAAAGCCTCAAATTTTTTATATGTCTCAGGTTTTATATTTCTCTCATTTCCGACATATGCCATCATATCGGTTGGAAATTTGAGTCCGACAGAAGCCGAGCGTTTTTGATCGATTAACTGTTTTACCTTTTCTCTTTTTATGTCCAAAAAGTTACTGGGTTTGTTAAATAATTTAAAAATATTTCCTTTAAAACCACAAGAAAAACAATTGAATATTCCAGTTATTTTATCAATTCTCATACTAGGGTTGCTATCGTCATGTTCAGGGTTGAGACATGAAACAATATAATCCGCAGGGGATACTTTAAATGGTATTCTTTCTTCAGCTAGTACTTCTTCTACTCTCATGGTCTATATACTTTTCCTCTATCTGTTATTAAAAATCCGTTTAAATGATCGAGTTCATGTTGTATTACTCTAGCGTCGTTTCCTGTAAACTTAGTAGTTTTTCTATTTCCTTTGAAATTCGTATACTCTAAGTCTATGGAATGAGAGCGTTTAACTCTTACTGCCGCATCTTTGCAACTTAAACATCCTTCCCAATCAGTTTTCATAATAGAACTACGATTCTTCACTACTGGATTTACGAATACGTCGTCCCACATTGTTACTGCTACAAATACTCTATAAGGTTCTCCAATTTGTATTGCAGCAATACCTTGTCCCTCATTCTCAACCATTGCTAGTTTCATTCGGGATAATAAATTTTTTAGCTCTTCGTCTGAGCCTGTCCATTCTTTTGAGTAAGTTCTTAACGTCTTAGTGTCTTGTACTATTGTCGCCATCAAAATACCACTCATCATCTAAAATCTGTTCCCATCCTTCTTCATAAATAGTTCTAAATTCTTCTAAAGTAGGAATATCTATTAATACTTTTTGATTATTCCTAATTTGTATTAGTCCATAAATAAAGAGTCCATAGGATTCTTCTAATTGTTTTTCTGTGTACATTAACATTTAAATCTCCTGTATTTCTTCTCCATCTGCTAATCCCATATCTTCTCTCATTTTTGCTTTTTCTTTTGGATTAAGTGTACTGTTGGGACCAATCTTTAATGAACTCCAATCTACTTCACTAGAGAAACCTTTTACTTCATTGTTTCTCATTTTAGTACAATTAAATGTCATACACTTATCCTCTGGTTCCCATGCTTCCAATGTATACGCTGCATCTGCAGCATCTAAGATACCTTTTGCAAAACGGGCTTCTCCAGTAGCGTCTATCTGATAGGGTGCGAAAACAAGAGTTTCATACTCTTGCGCAAATGACTTCATCTTTTTACTAATCTCGATTTGTTCTTGCCAGTCATACTGACTGTTTCTTGAAGGTGCGTTGTGGCGGCGAACTTGGTTAAGATAATCGACTATTACAATCCCAACGTCTTGGCGACTTACCCTCTTATCGAGTTCGCTTTGAATTTTTGAGAGAGTGAGGGCGGGATCATAAATAACGTCAAGTTGTTTATCTTTATTCAGTTCTCTTTTAACAAGTTTTCTGTGAAACTCGTCAAAATCTCTGTTGAGTTCAAACTCTTGGAGAAGCTCGTGACCACCATCAAAACGACCTGCCCACCAACCTGCTACAAGATTCCATTCCTCATTGTTGAGGTTTCTGTCTCTAATTTTGACAAAAGGAATTCGTGTAGAGATTGAACACATTCTTTGCAGAATAGAGCGGCTGTCCATTTCTATAGTAAAATACACTGCACTTCTACCAGAGTCATACACATTGACAGCAAGATTACAGGAAGTCAATGACTTACCTGCACCGCGTTTGCCGCCAACAAGCACTAAATCTTTCGGTGAGAATTTCACCTTTGAATCGTAATCAGTATTGAGTCCTAAAGGTAAATACTTCGATCTTTGTTCTTCATCTTCAAAAAGTGTAATCGTTTGCATACTTTCAGAAGGTGGAGTTACATCAACCTTGTCACTTACGTTTAAAACTATTTCCTGTAGTTGTTCTATATTTTCTTCTGCACTCGCCATAGCAACAGTCTTGTCAATATACTTGTCAAGTTCGTCTAATATTTCTATTTGTGTGAATTCATTTTTAAGATAGTCAAGTAGCATGTCTGCATCGACATCTACTTCTACATTTTCTATGGCAGAGAGTTTTTCGAGACTTTTCTTATCTCGGACTTCATATTGAAGTTCTTCAAAAGTAGGGAGAGTTTGATAATTGTCAACGTGCTTTTCTAAGATGTTAAATATCCCTTGGTACTCACTTGGAAGATAAATATTCTTCAGTTGTGACCAAGTATCTAAATCTCTTTGTACTATTAATTGTTTTAGTAACGCACTCGCAATATTCATAACTCTCTCTCAAAAAAGGGGAGCAGTGCGCTCCCCTCACTAATTATTGCGATTAGCCTATTTCTTTTTTAGCTGCACCGTTGTAATCAGCACATTGTAAACCTCTTCTGGTTAACATTGTTTTAACGCCTCTTACAGTTTTGCCGATTTCATCAGCGATCTCTTGAACAGTCATTCCAGAGATGTCAAGGTCAGCTAATACGTCAGCTTTGCTTGAACCTTTAGTTTCTTTCTGCTTAGGAATAGCATTGATGTCACCACTTCTAAGTAATGAAAGAGCTTTACCTCTGATTGAGTTAACGCTTTTGCCTAATGCTTCTGCGATTTCTTCTACAAAAGAACCACCATTTACCATTTCAATAAATGTGCCTTCCTCTTCAGGAGAGTAAGTTCTAACAGTTTCTACTTTAGGAGCAGGTTTAACATGCTCTGTTAATTCCATAGAAAGAATTTTACCTTGAATTGACTTAGCAGAAAATGCTCCGCCTTCAAAGTTTTCAGCGATTTCTGCATATGTGTAGCTACCGCTGTTGTCTTGTACGAATGTGCTAAGAGTTGCCTCTTGCTCATCTGAGAAAGACTTGGAAGCTGAAGCAGAAGCTAGTTCTACATCAAATCCCATTTTTCTTAATTTAGAAGATACTGATCTTGTTGATGTTTCAAGATGCTCAGCAGCTTCAGCAACTACTGCCTGTGATACAGGGCTTTGGTCACCGATGAAGTCCACTAGTTGCTGTGTTCTTTCATCTGTCCATTTTGGTAATGCCATTTTTAATTATCCTTTATTAAAGTTTTTATATTATCGTAAATTATTACACCCATTTCTCGGGCTTTATTAGTTTTTGCTGATTCTATGCCACTTTCGTTCAATAGAATCGTAACATCTTTTGTAAGATTATCCTTTGTCTCAAATCCATGTTTTAGTAAAACTTCTTTTGCTACTGCCTTTGTAGGATAGCTTTTAAGTTTACCTGTTATACAAACAACACCTTTCTTCGGGGTGTTGTCGACTTCGGACTTCTCACAAGTAAATGTAAAAGGTAAGTCGTCGTACTCCATTGGATAGAATGAATTATCTAACCAATTAACTAAATTCGACGCCGCTTTAGGTCCCAGACCAGCATCTATACACTTTTGGTAGGTTATCTCTGAAATATTCGAGACCTGTTTGGTCAATTTATTAGATGCGCTAGAACCTATCAGCGGTATCGAAAAAGCTGGAAGGAGAGTTGTTAAACTTGCTGATTTAGAATTTTCTATCTCAGCAAATAATTTCTCTCCTAGCCTTTCCGAATTTAGAGCAACCGATATTTCTTGTTCTGTAAGAGCATAAATATCGTGGTAGTCCTGTAAGTCAAGTTTCTCGATTGAAGCTGAACCAAGTCCTTTGATTTTCAAAGTCTTGGCAAAATGCTCGACTCGTTTGGATGACTTAGCAGGGCAAGTATTATTTCGACAAAATAATTGGTCATTCACAATGTCTAACTCTGTGTTGCAAGCTGGGCAATGTGTTGGTATAATTATTTCTCTCAAATTTACTTCTCTCTAAAATTTATAAATATATTATATCAAAAGAACAAGCATCTGTCAAGAACTATTTTTTGGGAAGTCCCGTAAAATAAGGGACGAAATTTTGAAGCACTCTGTGTGCCCACCAAATTTTTGTTGAGGTTTGTAACTATCATGCTTAAACTTCTTATGTAGTTCTTGCTCAAACTTCCAACAGTTATAAATAGTATCATGATAAGTGCGTTGAATACGCAAATCGTAGCCTTGAAAACCACGACTTCTTTTGATTACATGACGCCAGTCTTTTCCACTGGCAATTCCTACCTTGATACATTCACGTTCCCAAGTGGATTTATTTACTAGAATAACTCCATAGAGAACACCTTCTCTATCTTTTTCGTGAGGGTGATTGTCAAAATAGGTTTGATTATAGACTCCGCTCATTTCCACTCATGTTTTTCTTCAAGTGCAAACTGACAACCCTGAACAAAATCACGATCTTCTTCCTTCATAACTCCCCAACAGTAAGTAAGTCTATCTAAGAATAAATCTACTGTTTCTGGGTCATGAATCTGCATATTTCTTTTCATCATTTCTTCAAGAATTTGCATACGAAGTTCTATTTTTTGTCTAAGTGTATTAGCCATTTAAGTTTGTCAATAATCCTGTAAGTAATATGAAACATGCAATACTATTTAACATTACAAGTGCGCGGTCTTTCCATGCAAATGCAACAAATAGCCAACCTAGGCATCCAAGAAAGGATAGAAACGTGTCAAGAGTATTGCTAACATCGGCAGCTCTTACTACCATAGCACAAAGTAAAATGAGTGAAGCCACCCACTTTACATACCAATCAATCGTGTACTTAGGAGTCGCACTCTTGAAGATTCTTTTGCTGTTCTCTATTTCTTTCGGATGAAAGTTTTGCGATTTTTTCATATGCTTCATATAGTCTTTTGTTTAAATCTGTTATTTCTGCTTTTAAAATATCTACTTCAGTCATTTATTCTCCTTAAAACTTGCGGTATAATTTTACCTGCACGAATTACTTCTATCTTGCATCCAATTTCTAAATTCAGTGCTTCGATAATTGACTTATTGTGTAGAGTTGCCTTTGATACTGTTGCGCCCTCTATGTCGATTGGCTTGAAGTGTGCAACAGGTGAAACTGCACCTGATTTACCTACTTGCCAAGTTACATCTTGGAGGACGGTGACTACTCCTGTTTCCTGCTTCTTCAGGGCAAATGCGCCACGGGGATGATGACTTGTATATCCATATGCGTCAAATCTATCGTTTTGAGCAACGCGAAATACAGAGCCGTCATGAGGAAACTGTGAGTAGTCACTATCGATGGCTGTATCGAAACCAAGATTTGATATAAATCTCATGTCTGATACATAGTTGTCTGTAATGTAAGGAGATACTCCGTGTACGACAAAGTTGAGTTCTCTTGTCTCAAATTCTTTTCTGTCTTTTAAGTTTAGCGCACCCGCTGCATAGTTTCTTGCATTAGGTATCTCCTTGGGAGCTACTACTTCTCCCGAAATCTGTATTACCTCATCATAATTAATTTTATTCGGGACTAGTGTACGAATAAGATGAGTAATGTCTAGTCCTTCTATTCCGTCTCCTCTTGTGAGTGCTTTTTGAAACTCACCTCCACCATAAAGTATACTTATAGCTGCACCGTCAAGTTTTGCAGTCGTAACAAAGTCGTCGTTTCCCCAATCTGGTGGGGAATCGACGCCTTGTATTACTTTTTGGAGGGAGAACAAAGGAAACATGTGCTTGTATCTTCTTTCATAAGAACTCTTATAACCGATACTTTCTTCTGTCACCATTTGTACTAGGTGATCGAAAACCTCATCTGACATGATTGGAGTGCCTTTATAATACTCTGCTGATGCTCGCTTGATAAGATTTTCTAACATTTATATATTATACTAAAAATTTAACCATGTGTCAAGAACTATTTTCCGATATGTTTGACTTCATCCTTAGGAATCACTTGATATGCACCTTTGTTGTACGCTATCGAAACAGTATAGTTTTTACTTACTTCTTTCTTATAGCTGTCATCTTTCGGCGGTGTATATGGCTTCAGTTCTGCACTAGGTATGTGTTTACTGGAAGCGCGTACGGGATTCGAACCCGTGTTGCAAGGATGAAAACCTTGTGTCCTCACCTGACTAGACGAACGCGCCCTTGTTGCTTTTCTTTTTCTTTTGCGACCAAATTGGTCATAATTTAAACTTCCTTTTATAATCATATATAATATTATACACGGCTTTTAAGGATTTGTCAAGAACTAAATTTAGTTTTGGTAAATTTGGTCTAAAATTTCTTTAAACTCTTCTTCCAATATACTTTTACTTTCTGCTAGTGATAATATTTCAACTAGTCCTGTAAAAAGTTCCTGAACATTTTCAATATCAATAGGCATGGATACACCTTCCTTTGAAGGCAACCATTCTTCATCAAAGTCTAAATAGTATTTTCGGAGAGAAAGGTACTCAACACCTCTAAAGGTGTTGATTACTAAACGGAGTTGCTCCGTATCTCCTTCTGTAATTACTCTTTCATATTTTGTAGGTGCACTTAAATCAATCATTTTTAATTATCCTATTTAATGGTACAATACTTGTCACATTATTAGGCATCAATAGACGATATGAGTCTGTGTCCCAGCAAAATAAGAGGACTGTGTCTTTAGATTCTTTTGCTCTATTTTTCTTTTCTGCTATATACT